CAACCCTTAACTTCTTACCTCTATTACGATGTAAAGTTTCTGTATTCTTTAACCAACCTCTTATACCTGGTATACTTCTCTTCATCTTAGCCATATACTGCCTATCAAATACCTTACTAGTAGGTATCCTCATAAAGCCGTAATTAAAAAGTATAGGTACCTCTGTATCTACATACCTACCTCTACTAGATTGATGATCTATATACTTGATAGTAGGTATTATAGCTCGTACATGCTTATACCCACTATCCTTAAGATCTTTATTGATATCCTTATAATACTTCTCTTCTAAATAAAAGACACAGTATGAATAATGAGTATGTTTCATATCACTTAGAGGATTTTCTTAATTCTTTACGAAGAGCTTTGTGTAAAGCCTTATATGACTTCTCTTTCACCTCAGAGGCCATGTAGATGAATAATGGAGTTTCAGAGAAATCCAACTCTGGAGCATTAATAATCATCATACGACTGGCTGGTCCAAGATACTTAGATACAGTACTATCTACAACGAAGAAGAATTCTCCTCTCGGCATAGAGTTGTATCTCATACAAAGAATAGGGAACTTCTTAGTTCTCTTAGCATCTCTTTGAGCTTGCTCCCAAAAAGAAAAGATCTTACAACGTTTATTACCAAGAAGTACATGTTCAAAACGGATATCTTGGTAATTCTTACATTCGATGGAAATACAGCATCGATTTTTATGTTTATCATCATTACAAATTAGGTCTGAGCCTAAATCCCGGTTGTTATGAAAACTACCTGAGCCAGGAGTTCTACCAAATTTAAACCCAGACCAATCTGTAAAATATTTTGCTACGACTCTTTCGAATCTGTTACCTTTCTTTTTACTGTTTGCCATAATTTTGGGTTTTATACTTAAGTATATAGTACTTTAGAAAGGCCATCTTGTTTAACCACTTGCATGATCCTAGCTTTGTGCAACGGTAATGACTGGTGATGTGAAATTAAGAATAAGTTTTTGTTCTCAAATACCTTTGTAATGAGGTTTATAGCTACTTCGAGTACATCATCAGATATTCCTTCGAATACCTCATCCAAAAAGGCTAAATTTATACCTCTAGCGGCCGTTAGTGCCTCATTCATCGCCAAAGCCATGGCAAGGTTTACGAGTGATTTCTCTCCTCCAGATAGTTCGTCATATTCTATGATAATCCCATTTGATTCGATAAGGGTGACGAATTCTTTTCTTGCAGAGTCGAGGTCAACTTCGAATGATACTCTAAATCCGAGGATTTCTGAATAGCTTTCCAGAACATGATTGAGTAAATCGAGGGAGGAGTCAAAGAGATACGCCTTAATTCCGTTATTTCCGAGGGGCTCCGTAATAAGCCAATCGTAGTTTTCGAGTTCTCCGAGTTTATTATGGTAGTCCTCGTCTGCCTTCTTAAGTTTCTTACGATAATTCTCCCAAGCCTTCTTATATTTTGGAGATAGTACCTTTTGTTTTTCATTTTCTAACTCTCGTATTTGTTCATCTATTTCGCATATGTTGTCCGCTAATGTATTACAGGTTTTGTTTATATGAGCATATCTAGTCTTTATTTCCTTTAGCTTGTACTTTCTTTGAGTTAGTTGCTCTTTTTCTTCTTGACACTCCGTGATCTCCTTAAATGTAGCGTGCAGGGTTTGTAATTTTTTATACGCCAATTGGTACTTTTTACTTTTTAGCATTTTTAGGATTTCTGTTACGAAGTCCTCTAGGTCAAGCCGGGTGTCGCCCTTAGCCTTTTTTAATCTTTGAGATACAGAGTTAAGCCTGGATTCTGTTCTAGAAATCTTACTGTCGATAGTAGCTTCAACACTGTCCTTGAGTTCACGTTGTGTTTCCTGAAGTCTTCTAGTGAGTTCAGTTCTCCTTTCTCTAAGCTCTCTACGCTGTCGATGAATTGTTGCTTTCCAGGACCTTTCACGTTCTCGTAATTCGAAGTAAGTATTCTTAGATTCCTCAACCTGATGTTTAAGTTGGTTAGCTTTGTTTTCGATTTCATTTGCCTCTACTAAAATATCCCGACGTTCGTCATTTGCCACTCCTTTTGCTAAATTTAAGAAATTGAGATCAAATACCTCCTCAAAAAGCTTCTTCTTATCAGTATTTGACTCCTGTATAAGTCTTTTAAGACCCTGACCAAACATAATTGAGTTGATAAACAGTTGGTAAGTGAGCCCTACGGACTTTTCAATCTCACTTTGGATCTTAGTTTTACCTTTTACATCTAAAGGATAAGCATCCTGGTACATAATTAACCTATTACCTCCTTTACTACCATCTTCTAGAGGTAATTTATAATCTTGGCAACGAGTTACCTTGAATACACCTTTCGAAGTTTGATAATTTATGGTAACACACACTCCTTGATAATTTTTGGGACGTAATTTCTCCCAAGTTCTAACCTCTGATACACCTTTTAAGTCCTTACCATACAAACACCAAGTGATAGCAGAGAAAATAGTTGATTTACCACTACCAGTAGGACTGTTAATCCAGGTTATTCCTGGAGTATTAAGCTGTAAATGAGTTTGTTCAGCTATACTCCTGAAACCTTCGATATTTATTGATAGAAATGTTAACATAACTCTTCTCCTTTAGTTAATACCTTTGTTAATAACTTCAATCGAGTCTTATTTTTATCCCCCTTTTGTTTCATATAGCGACGTGCTAGTTGTTTCTTAGTAAGTTGCTTTGTAATTTTATGTCCAGATTCTATAGTTTTACTAGTAGGCTTCGGTATAACTGTATAATAATTGCCATCATCTTTAATTTCTGACTCATCATATACATCTATGAACTTAGGATAATCATCCCAATACCTAAACTTAACAGAAAGGTCATCATATATCTCCATATAACCCATTTTACAATTACGGTCAGTACGCCTCTGTTGTTGAGGAGCACCTACCATATAAACCTTCTTACCTAAACGTTGGGGTTTATGAATATGGCCACAGAGAACTAATTTAAAAGGCTTTAAAAGATTTATATTTAAATTCTCTACAGAATCTACTGGCCTACCATCTGTATCTTTTGCTCCTGGGTAATCAGTGTGTAGTAATAATACATCTGAATCTATTTCTTTTAGGTATTTATTCAAACCAGTGTTATGATCAATGTATGGTACTCCATGAACTTTATATTTACCTATACTAAAAGTACCATAATCAGCATTAATAAGCCAATCATACTCATTAGAAAAACGTGATACCCAAGAAGGTTTAGGATCACCAAGTACATTAACCTTATTGAGATCATGGTTACCAGAAATAGCATATACTCTAAAAGCAGTCTTATGATTAATAAGATTAAGTTTATGAAACTTTTCTTGTACTAAATCAAATAAGTCTGCATCTAAATTCTCTGGCTTATGAAATAAATCTCCACAGAATATAGCAGGACAATAATACTTACTACATAAATCAGCTATACGGAATAAAACGTCGAACCCATTAAGAGTCCGACGATTATCTGAATTAAACTTAGTATACATATTCAGATGTAGATCTGAAAAAGCTATTGCTATTATCTTTTTCTTCATACCTTAAAAGTACGCTTTAAATAACTATCAATAATATCCTTACGAGTATCTAATCCTGGTTCATCTATCCAGATAACAGAAGTACTACCGTACAAAGTAGTAAGCCTACAAGTATAATATTGACCTTCAGTTAGATAAATATCTTTCTTACCAAGACCTTTACGTATACAAGGAATAGGGTCAAGGAAACTCATACCCCACTCAGTAAGAATATATCTCATAATGTAAGATATCTGAGCTTGGAAGTACTTATTAAGAATACGTTTGTTGTTATCTTCCATTACCCAATTCTTAACCATATAGGGAGTAAAGCCTACTACTATGAGCATATCAGTTTGTTCTACCAAACATTTCTTACATAACTCAAAGAAGTGTTCTATCTCACACTGGGGAATAGTATCTGACTGCTTATACATAAAGTATGCAGCAGAGTCCAGATAACTACGATCTGATACATAATTATCTTTCTCACTGTAGAGTTTATTACGAAGGTTTAGGATCTGAAAATCCTGAGTATACAATTCCTTCTTATCATGTGATAGCATATCATGATGTGGTTCCTCTTTAGTTTGAGGTAACAAGTCAGATACACTACCAGATACGAACGGAATTTGATAGGTTTCCTCTAACCATTTAGCAAGAGTGGTCTTACCTACTCCTGAGGGTCCAGCTAATTGAATACGTAATGGTTTCATTTTAATAACTTTTTAAACGGTTCGATAAATATATCAGTCATAAATGAGTTGAAAGAGTACTCTATACATACCTCTCTGAATTTCTCATAATTAATCTTTCTTCTGGTATATGTTTTTAGTACCTGGTCAAGATCTAATTTGTGGTTATCTACAAACCACTTCAAATCTATGAGTTGTTTGTTCCTTTCATATACATCTCTCATCTTATCATCGGCATTAAGCTCTAAATACTTAGTTATTGATTGCCACTTATCCAAGAACTTACGAGCTTTAACAAGACCGATGCCAGGAAAACCAGGAATATCATCTGAACTATCACCAACAAGCGATAAGAAATCAACAGTTTCGTACGGAGTATATCCGAAAAGACTTTCGCAATTAGTTTGCCTAACATATTCTTCTTTCCTTGGATTAAATATCTTCACTCTATCATTTGTTAGTAATTGATTAAAATCCTTATCTGAAGATACTATTGTTATTAAACAATCCTTGCTTATTTTCTTAAAATAAAGGTATGCTAAGAAATCATCACCTTCAAAACAAGTAAGATTATTCTTATCAAACAAATATTTAATTCTTAACATACGTAGGATCTTCATTATGACTACCTTTTGTTTAATTAAAGATTCCCTATCATAAGATATATTTTTACGATGTCCTTTATAATTAGGTAATAACTTATCACGTAAAGGTGAATGACCGTTATCAAAAGTAATATATACATCATTTGGTTGAAACCTATCTAGATACATATGTAAGGATTTAAAAAATCCAAAAATAGCTCCACTAGGTTTACCATCTGTACTCTTAAGTTTCTCAAACTTATGAAAAGATTGATGTAATATATTTTCACCATCTATTAATAAAACTCTCTTTCTAGCCATAGTATTTCTTATTCAATTTTATAACTTGTTCTTTTACGTAAGAATAGTTCTCTTCTACTAAACCTATAAGAATTACTGTTACATATTCCTCATATTCGAATTGTTCACGAAAATCCTCTACCAAGTCAGAAAGATATTTCCTTTCACAAATAATCTTGGTAAATTTAGGTTTTTTCTTCTTTCTATCTCCAATCTTTAAGTCAACAGCCATTTGAGAAATATGTATGGCTTTACCTAAATCTTGCTCTCCATTTTTAAATGGGAACCTAGATACATATTTTAATATCTCACCTTGGAACCAATTGAAATTAAAAGCAGCGAATATCTTTACAGGCTCTACTTTAAGCCTTTCATAGTGACTACCGCCTACTTGTTGCTCATTCATCTTCGTCTTCATTGTCTTCAGCTTCATTATATGATTCATACTCTACACCATCCACTGGAAATAAGTTGATAGATATACTTTCAAGCTTTTTTCTTGTTGCACCGATGGTGTTAATA